AGCATCGTGGGGTGAAACGTTAGGTTATGAGAAGGGTGACTTCACAGATTACGATGCTGGGTTCAGTCAAGAGATGCTTGAATACTGTCAGCGTGATGTGGAGGTGCTAGAGAAGCTGTACGAACGTTTACAGATGCACTTAGACAAGTTCCCGGCTAAATGTATAGCTATGGAATACAAGGTAGCCAGCATCATAAAGAAGCAGGAGCAAGCTGGGTTCAAGCTCGATATACAAGCAGCCATAATTCTTTGTGCAGAGTTTAAGTACAGAATGGACAAGATGCAGGAAAAGTTCCAGAGCTTATTCCCGCCTATAGTGCATGAGAGATACAGCGAGAAAACAGGGAAGAGGCTGAAAGACAAGATTGAAGTATTTAACCCAAGCTCAAGACAGCACATATACAAAAGACTTACAGAATTAGGGGCAAAGTTTACTAAGCAGACTGAGAAAGGAAATCCAATAGTAGACGAAGCCGAACTAAAAAAAATTGATTTACCAGAAGCAAAAGAGATTTTGGAATATCTATTACTCAACAAACGCTATGCACAGGTAAGAGGCTGGCGTAAGTGGTTGAAGCTAGATAGGAAGTACAAAGACAAGCGAGTGCATGGGCGGGTTATTACGTGTGGCACGGTAACAGGTAGAATGTCTCACTTAGACCCAAACGTGGCTCAAGTCCCTTCAGTCAAATCTGAGTTCGGGAAGGAGTGTAGAGAGTGCTGGACTGTGGAGCAGGGCAACGTCCTTGTTGGAGCTGATGCCAGTGGTTTAGAACTGCGAATGCTGGCCCACTACATGAATGATGAGGTCTACACAAAAGAACTACTAGACGGGGACATTCACACTGCAAATCAGAAAGCAGCTAACCTCAAGACCAGAGATGAGGCCAAGACGTTTATCTATGCGTTTCTGTACGGTGCTGGCCCAGCTAAGATAGGGCAGATTGCAGGAGGCAGTTACCAACACGGTAAGAACATGATAAACGAGTTCTTACGCAACACCCCGGCTCTTGCTACCCTACGCGATAAAGTTGCTAAACAGGCAGAAAGCGGTTATCTAAGAGGCTTAGACGGTAGACGTTTGCTGGTCAGGTCAGAACACGCAGCTCTGAACACGCTGTTACAGTCAGCAGGGGCCATAGCTATGAAACAGGCACTGGTAGAGCTAGACCGTAAGCTAACAGATGCCGGGATACCGTTTGATTTTGTGGCTAATGTCCACGATGAGTGGCAGATAGAGACACCAGAGTTCTGTGCCGAACAGGTTGGAGAGCTGGCAGTAGAAGCAATACGGGAGATGAGCCTGTATTTCAACATGAATTGTCCGTTAGATGCTGAGTACAAGATAGGCACTACGTGGGCAGAAACTCATTGACAGACAGTAATTTATCAGATATTCTTGAACCGCACCTTTAATTGGAGATAATTATGCACATAGTCAAGACTGGAGACTCAAAGATTAAACGAGCCAAACTTGAAAAAGACGTTTTAGGTGAGCTTTTTTGGGGTAAGTTTCGTGATGACCAGAGGAACGAGAAAGGTCAGTATACCTTTGAAGTACAGAACATGAGTGAAACTGCCTTAGAAATGATGGATGAGGCTGGTGTTACTTATAACAACCACGAAGAAAAAGGCAAATACATCACGCTCAAGAGTAAGAACCCTTTTGAGTTTGAATTTGCCGAAGGACAAGAACTAGAAGAAGGTCAACTTCTCGGTAACGGTTCTAAGATTCGCGTAACGCTAGGCTGGTACGAAAACAGCTACGGTAAATACCCAACGCTGTTCGGCCCTATCAGAATCATTGAGAGTGTCCCCTTCTCAAGAGAAGCTGATGTAGACCGGGAAGCCGTCTAGCAATCCGTGAGCGCGTAGGAGCAAGGACGCTCCGCTCTCTCTTTTATGATTCTCGTAGACGCTGACATAATATGTTATAGACTTGGCTACGCTACCGAGAACGACCCTGACGCTTCAGAAAGGCTAGTCAGAGCAATGGTCAACACTTACGTTGACGAGATGCTCCAAACCATAGTCGAGAAGCACCCCGAATACACAGAATTCTTTATGTTCCTGACCGGAAAAGGTAACTTCAGGAATGATTTTGCTGTGACTGCGCCATACAAAGGCAACAGGACAAAGCAGAAGCCCCGGTTCATCCCGACAATCAGAGAACATCTAATCCAGAACTTTGAGGCAAGCGTGTCAGAGGACGAAGAAGCCGATGACGTTATAGCTATCAAGGCCACAGAGAACAGAGATAACTGTTTAATCTGTAGCGTAGATAAAGACTTCCTACAGGTTCCGGGCCATCACTACAACTTTGTGACTAACACGTATCAAACGGTCAGTGACGAAGAAGGTATGTTTAACTTTTATCAGCAGATTCTAACAGGCGACCGTGTGGACAATATCATCGGCCTGACAGGTATAGGGCCAGTGAAGTCTAAAAAGCTGTTAGAAGGGTTGTCTGAGCAGGAGATGTACGATAAATGCGTAGAGTTATATGGTTCAGAGGAGCGTGTCATTGAGAATGCAAGGCTCTTATGGCTCAGGCGCGAAGCAGGGCAAATCTGGAGTCCACCGAATGAAGATACCCAGCAAGAAGAAGAAACGGACGAAGAAGCCCCCTAAAGGCTACGACAGTTGGTTTGAGTATGATTTACATCATAAACAACTCAAAGGCTGTAAGTGCCATTCCGAAACCGTCAAGTACGTTCAGTACAAGACTTACTACCCAGACTTCATTTTCCACGAAGGCAAGAACACTATCTTTATCGAGACTAAGGGCCGTTTTAGAGACAGGCTAGAGGCTCGTAAGTATGTGGATATTGCAGCGGGACTAGGTAAGCATGACGAACTTGTTTTTGTATTTTACAACCCCAAAACCCCGATGCCGGGAGCAAGGAAACGTAGAGATGGAACAAAATTCACACATGGTGAGTGGGCAGAGAAGAACGGATTTAGATACTTCACAGAACATACTATTCCCTTTAGTTGGAGTGTTAAGTAGTGCTGCTATCTCTGTGTCTGCTTTTCTACTGTTTTACTGGTGGTTACTATGAGTAAGCTGTCAAAGCGTAGCATACGCCCCGATATGCTGAAGTGGGGCCGGAAGGGGGAAGAGGAGTTTAAGGCGTTTCTGGATGAGAATGATTACAGTTATAGCTGGGACGACACATACGAGTATGACTTTCTCGTGTCTGGTGATTATGACTTCAGGGTAGATGTGAAGACTACTGTTCGTAATACTGACCCCAGAGATTATTATGACTTCAATATCCCTGCTTACTCAATAGATAGAAAAGTAACAGATATTTACGTCTTTTGCCACATAAATAAGAAAGCCCCTTCTGTGGAGCTGATAGGCTGGATACCGTCTAAGGAGTTCTTGAGCCACCCAGAGCTGATTTACAAAGATTCAGGCCAAACACTTAATTACGGAGGCACAGCAGTTACCGAGCCTTTACGTTCATTACAGTACAAAAATCTGTACGATATGGAAGACTTTGGGAGCTTGTTATGAAGCATCTAATAATACCTGACACACAAGTTAAGCCGGGACATCCGATAGACCATCTGGAGTGGGCCGGAAAGTATGCTGCTGAGAAGAAGCCAGACGTTATTGTGCATTTGGGCGACCACTGGGATATGCCGTCCCTGTCAACCTACGATGTGGGCAAGAAGAGCTTTGAGGGTAGACGATATACTGACGACATACAGGCAGGAATAGACGCTATGCACGCTTTTTTGCGCCCTATACGCAAAGAACAGAAGCGTTTGAAGAAAAACAAGCATAAACAATGGCGACCACGCTTTGTCTTTTGTTTGGGCAATCACGAACATAGAATCGAGCGAGCTGTGGAGTCAGACGCTAAACTGGAGGGCTTAGTTAGCTATGATTCCCTACTATTGCGGGTTATGGGCTGGGAAGTTTATGACTTTCTTGAGCCAGTCATTGTTGATGGTATTGTTTATAGCCATTATTTTACCAGTGGCGTTATGGGCCGTCCTGTTACAAACGCCAAATTGCTTCTACAGAAGAAGATGATGTCATGTGTGCAGGGTCATGTGCAGGACAGAGATATAGCATTCGGTAAGAGAGCTGATGGTAAGGCTGTCACAGGTATCTTTGCAGGTATCTTCTACCAACACGATGAGGACTATTTGACCCCACAGACCAATGGCTCATGGTCAGGTATTTGGATGTTTAACGAAGTAAATGATGGCAGTTTTGACTTCATGCCAGTATCATTAAACTTTCTTAAAATGAAGTACGCCTCAAGTGCGTATCTAAGGGGTGAACGATGAAAGTTAAATCAGATAAAGTAGCAGCAGGTTGCCTGACGAGTGGCAAAGAGTACACAGTCCTGAGCAAAGGTGACAGGGATGCTGTGATTACGAACGACTTAGGTAAGCAGTGGATTATTAAACTGGTGGGAGACTGTCCTAACCTCCATCCGAATGCAAGCTGGACTATCATTAAAGATAGCATAGATGATGCCACACCGGAAGAGTGGGCAGAGGTAGCTAAGAAGAAGAGAGAAGAGAAGGATGAGGCTCTGTATAGAGAAGTAGTGCCTGATTCTGATAAAGAAGTCGACAGTCCAGTACATTACAATACCGGAGCTGTCGAGTGTAT